CTAGTCAGCATGCCACCACAGACTGGTCAACACAGGGCCGTCCTCAATCTGTAACGGATGATGCGGCGGGGCCAATCACTGGCGAGGACAGAATAACGCAAATTTATCGAGACATGAATCAGGCGGCGGAGAACGGAGAAGAACCGCTGGACTTTTTGAGTGCTCCGGGGTTGGATCGAGAATTCAATGCGGATAATATTATAAAGCACGATCCTGGCCTGTTCGGTTTCCTAACCGAGGCGTTCGATGATGTGCCAATGCAATCAACGCACGAGTCCGTCCCAGCAATGGCTGGACGAAACATGCAGCACCGTATCATGAATGACGTGGCCGACGCGCTTGAGGCAGAAGTGCCGACACGCACACCCGAAGATGTCAGCAAGCAGGATATGGACGATTACATCGACGGTTTGGGGGTGTCGGAGGAGCGCAAAGAAGAGTTGATGAGAACCTTTGAGCGGTGGATCACCACCGTTAACAACCCGAATGCCCCACAGGCGTACCGCCCTGGCTCTCCTTTCTCTGGCAAAAAGTCAGATGTGTACTTCAATCAGTTTGCCCCGCGTTTGATTTTGGCTGAAGCCCGGAAGAAGGGACTTGACGGCGTCATCTTCCCGAACTGGGAAGATATGCACGATGTGGGTGGTCGCCCGAGCCGAGAAATTGTGAAGGAGATTTACGACTCACATATCAAAAAAGGTTTGGCACAGGCGGTAGGTTCGGAAAATGTTGTGGAGATACCAACTATCAAAGTTGGTCAAGAAGATTTATTGCACAAACAGACAGGACGCCCGCACAGATCTGCTCGTGCTGTTTACTTTGGGGATGGACCGTTGGGCGAAGCCTTTGATGACAAGCTCATCCGCCGTGCGAAGGGTGGCCCCGTAGACTTACGGCCTAAAAAGCTGGTACACTCCGGCATCGGCGCTATGGCAAGACAGGTGATGTGATGGCAAAAGTAAAAGAAATCGATGACGTGATGATTGCCAGTCTTCGAAGCCAACAAGAGATGGTAAAAGACTCGTTACGAAAGTTTGGAGGCACTCCAGAAATACGCGAAATTCTTTCTGACAGCCTGTTGAAGATGGAAGAACAGATACGCGATATTCAAGGTACGACTCGCATGCACAAAAAAGGTGGCATGGTCAAGGGCTTCAGCCCGATTGCTCGTCAGCAGAAGTTCAAGGGTATATTTTAATGGCACTTCCTCCGCAGATGGTTGATATGGCGATGGGAGCCGGTGGTCCGGCGCCCGAGATGCCTGAAGAGTTGATGATCGAACTTCCCGAGGAGAACATGCTCCCCGATGGCATTGAGCTTGCCGGCATGGAAGAGGCGGTCGAGGTTCAGGCCGAGATGTACGACCACAACGCAAACCTCGCGGAGATTCTTGACGATTCTGTTCTTGGTACGTTGTCCTCCGAGCTTCGTGACAAGGTTGACGATGACAAGGAGTCGCGCGAGGATTGGGAAGAGGCGATTGCCAAGGGCTTGAAGCTGCTTGGTGTCAACTACGAAGAGCGCAACGAGCCGTTTCTTGGCGCGAGTGGTGTGCATCACCCGCTGCTGAGTGAGGCGGTAACGCAGTTCCAAGCACAGGCATACAAGGAGATGCTGCCTGCTGGTGGTCCTGTTAAGACACAGGTTCTTGGTGCCCCGACCAAGATTACAGAAGATCAGGCACAGCGTGTGCAGGACTTCATGAATTATCAGATTACGGAGATCATGGAGGAGTATGACCCGGACACGGATCAGATGCTGTTCTATCTGCCGTTAACTGGTTCGACATTTAAGAAGGTGTATTTCGATCCCGGCAAACAACGGGCTGTTTCAAAGTTTGTTCCGGCAGAGGATTTGATTGTCCCGTATTCTGCAAGTGACTTGAACACTGCCGAGCGTGTCACACATGTAGTACGTATGAGCGAGAACGAACTCCGCAAGTTGCAAGTCGCCGGGGTGTATCGAGACATAGAGATACAGGCTGGAGATGAAGATGATGAAAGCTCGATTAGGGAAACTGGTAACGAACTGCAAGGCATCCGCCCATCGTATGGTGACGATGTTCACACGCTACTTGAAATTCACACTGAGATTGATCTCGAGGGTTTCGAGGACATTGACGAGGGTGGTGAGCCTACGGGCGTTAAACTCCCTTACATTGTCACTGTGGATGAAGATTCAGGACAGGTTCTTTCGGTGGTGCGAAACTATCGGCAGGCAGATCCCCTTCGCCGAAAGCGTCAATACTTCACACATTTTAAGTTTCTCCCTGGGTTTGGCTTTTATGGCTTTGGCCTGTTACATACTATAGGAGGCTTGTCACGTGCAGCGACATCTATCCTCCGTCAGCTTATCGATGCGGGCACTCTTTCGAATCTACCTGCTGGCTTCAAGGCTCGTGGTGTTCGTATTCGCAATGACGATGAGCCGCTTGCTCCTGGCGAGTTCCGTGATATTGATGCTCCCGGTGGTGACCTTCGGAATGCTCTTATGCCCCTTCCATACAAGGAACCTTCTGGGACACTTGCTCAACTACTGGGCGTTATCGTCGATTCAGGAAGACGATTTGCCCAAGTCGCCGACGCCAAGATCGCGGACACTAACGCACAAGCTCCCGTCGGAACCACAGTTGCACTGATCGAGCAGGGATCGAAGATTATCTCCTCGATCCACAAGCGTCTTCACTACGGTCAGAAGCAGGAGTTCCGTCTCCTCGCCGAGGTGTTTGCCGACAACCCGATGCCGTACCCGTATTTCGTCGGGCAAAACGTACCGGCAGAAATTATGCAACAGGATTTTGATGGCCGTGTGGACATCCTGCCTGTGTCGGATCCGTCGATCTTTTCAATGTCGCAGCGTTTGTCGCTGGCACAGACCCAGATGCAGTTGGCGCAGGCTGCGCCGCAGCTTCACAATCAGTACGAAGCGTATCGGCGCATGTACGATGCGTTGGATGTGAAGAATATTGATGCGATTCTACCACCGCCATCACCACCGCAACCTGTAGACCCGGCGACGGAGAACGCAAACGCTGTGAAGGGCATGCCGCTTCAGGCGTTCCCGGACCAAGACCACGAAGCACATATCATGACCCACGCTATGTTCTTGTCATCACCAGTTGGAGCAGCTAACCCGCAGGCGTTCATGTTGCTGCTGTCACACGTTCAGGAGCACATTGGTATGCTGGCACGTGATCAGGTCATGGCGTTCTTCCAAGAAGCTGGCCGACAGGCAATGGCCGCAGGTGAGCCAGTGCCGCAGCTTGCGCCAGATCTTGTCGAGTCCACTGTGGCGCAGCAGACTAGCCAGATCATGAAAGAGATTATGCCTATGCTACAGCCTGCACAGCAGCAGGATCCGCTGATAGCTATACGTCAGCAAGAACTGGAGAACTCGAAGATGGAAGTTGAGCGTAAGATGACGAATGACCAGATGGACTTCCAGATGGATCAGGCCAAGCTGCAACAAGCCTATGAGTTGGCCCAGCAGCGGCAAGCCTTGCAGGAAGACATTGCGGGCGCACGGAACGATGTCAACGTATACCGCATCAACACACAGGCTGCATTGTCGAGGAACAAATGATCCAAGCATTGATTGGACCTATTGCCTCTCTGGCTGGCACTTGGCTAGAGGGCAAGGTTGAGAAGACCAAGGCCGAGACTGGCGCCAAGGTGGCGCGGGCCAAGGCCGAGGCTACGATTATGGAGAAGAAAGCTACGGGCGAACTAGACTGGGATCTGGAGATGGCTCGTGGCAGTCAGTCGTCGTGGAAGGACGAGTGGCTCGTAATTTTGTTCTCGGTGCCCTTGGTGCTTTCATTTATCCCCGGCATGGAGGGAGTGGTTGCAAATGGTTTCGAACAGTTGGGCAAGATGCCGGATTGGTATCAATATTCCCTTGGTGTTATTGTTGCTGCTTCTTTTGGCGTACGTTCAGCTACCAAGTTTTTTGGTAAAAAATGATGCCGATGTGGGACATGCACAATCGTACCACACCGGAGCAAGCGAGGATTAATCGTGGCCGAAGTAACAATGGAAAGATTCCTGCGGTGGAAGATACTGCCGCGCCTGATGATGATCATGATGTCGATCTCGGCGTGGAGAGTGGTGGAGTGGTTCATGACGTTGCCCGACCCTACGCCAGCGCAGGCGGGTCTGGTGAGTGTAGTCACGGGGGCCATGACCGGTGCATTTGCGGTATGGCTGGGGCACGAGAAGGAGAAGTAGATGGCACGGCCACGGATTAGACAATTTGCCGGTGACTTGGGAATCGAGTATGATGAAGCCAAGGGTCTTGTCGAAGAAGGTCGTCGTCGTAAGGATGGCGGCTCACAGACGCTGGAGAAAAACATGAAAAAAATGCGTGGCTTTGAAAAAGGCGGCACCAAGAAGATGACGCGGCCCACACCTCTTTCAGAGTCAGACAAGAGGTATCGGGATTACATGGGTGATCCTGACATCCCAGAAGATTACAAGGACGCCGTTCGAAAAAACCCGAGCCTAATTGATCCGGATCATCCGATGAACACAGAAGGCCGCAAGCCGAAGAAGAAAATGCCGAAGCCCACGCCGAAGCCGCCGCGCGGTAAAAGGGGCGAGGTCTACGCAGCCGAAGGAAAGTATATGTCTTGTCGAGGCATGGGTGGTGCGGTTCAAGGTAGTAAGTTTACTGGAGTCAAGTAGATGGCAACGTTCCGCACTGGCGCAGATGGCAGGGCTGTAATTAGCTCCGGGAATAGAGTTGGGGCGAGTGGCCTCACGCCTAACGAGCGCGCAGCGCGCGAAGCGTCGTACACTTCTTACGAACCTCCGGCGGTGCAAGCAAGCAACCGGAACCGCGACCGAGAGGCTGATTACCAAAATTTTTTACGAGATACTGGGCGCACAGCCACAAATCCTTACGGCAGCGAGGGTCTTTTTTCTAGAGCCTTTGGTATTTCGCCAGACAAGCTCGACTACAGCGGAATAACTCCTGGCGGAATTGGCACTCTTGAACAAGTTAACAGGCTGGCTTTTGATCAGTTTATGAATCCACGAGATGCACGAGGCAATATTCGTGGCATGCTGCGCGAGGGGTCACCTACTCGCTATGGCCCGGTAGGTTTTGATCCATCACAAGTTAGCGGCATATTCAACCGTCGTTCTGGCTTGACTATATTCCCCGAGGATTATGGTGATCTTGGTAACGAGCTTGGGGATCTGAGCTTCCTTACTTCTTCGCTTTCATCCCCCGGTGCTGAAGATGCGGATGCACCAGCTACCACTACTTTCTCCGATGTTTTCGAACCGTTCACGACCGATCCCGATGTTCGTAATCCAGAAAGTTATTTCGCGGGCATAAACACTCGTCCGCAGGAAACACCTGTAACACCCGGTTTTACTAGGCCAGACGATGCGACCATGCCTAGTGTGGCCGATGTTATCGCAGCGGAGCCGATGGTGACGGAGCCGGGGCCGGAGCAGGTGGTAGCTGGCAGTGTTCTCGTGAATCCCGGTGAATCAATTATTCCGGTGCAAGAAACAGAAAATGAGCGGATCATGCGTGAGCGTCAAGAGAAGTTTGATGCAATGATGCGTCGTCGTCAGGAAGAACACGAAGCGTTTCTCGAGAGGATGAAGTCGTTGGATGAAATCCTTGAAAGAGGGGATACCGTCCTAACACCTGGCGTAAGAGCCGGAGCTACCGAGCCTCTAGCTTCAAACCTACTAAGTCCACAAAACATACGCGAAGTTTTTCGGATGCCGGGGTCTTCATACTACGATAATCGTCCCTCTCCGATTAACATAATACCGGAATCTCTTCTTGCAGGAAGCCGATAATGAAAATCGAAATCAAACTAATCCCAGACGGACTCGATCTGGCGAAAGAAATTCAAGACGGCATACCCATTGATCGCATGATCGATGCGGATGGTGACGATGGTGCTTGTCCAGTAGCCACGCAAGACCCGCAAGAAAACGAAGACAGCAAGCGCATAGCCATAAAGGAATTTCAATACGGCGCCGCTATGGACCCGGAACAATCCTGTGGTGTTTGCGCGTACTACAACATCTCGCCCATGATGCAAAAGTGTATGGATGATGACTCGGGGGATATTGGATATTGCCAGCTTCTCAAGTTCATGTGTGCTGCTAGCAACTCGTGCTCTTCGTTTGAACCCGGCGGGCCGATTACCGAGATTCAATAGTGGACGTTGTAGATTTTTTATCAAGGTATCAGAAAACCTTGCAAACTCGTATTGATGATATTAGCTTGTCAGTAACAAGTGGCAGTGCTTCTGACATGGAGCACTATCGCGCGATGATAGGTGAGATTCAGGGGATCACCTATGCACTCGAAGAGTTACGCGCCCTGCTAAAAAAGGTAAACTATGACGACGCTTCTAGTCCCTGACCATATTGTACGGCAGCAGCAAGCCAAGAAAAAAGCTGAAGAAGAAGCCTCCCAGAAGCCCGTAACAGAACGAATCCCGCAGCCCACCGGCTGGCGCATTCTTGTCATGCCTTATCAAGGCAAGGCCAAGACCGAGGGTGGAGTGTACGTTCCCGATCAAGCCAAGGACCGAGAAGCACGTGCCACTGTTGTGGCATACGTGGTGAAGGTTGGCCCGCTTGCCTATCAGGATTCGGACAAGTTTGGTCCTGATTCTCAACCTTGGTGCAAAGAGGGCGACTGGGTTTGTATTGGTCGGTACGCTGGATCGCGCTTTCAGATAGAGGGTGGCGAGGTCCGCATCATCAATGACGACGAAGTCATTGCAACCATCATCGATCCCGATGATATCAAGACATACGGAGCCTAGTATGCAAAACAATCTTGCTGAAAAGGAAGAGCTTGAAGTCGTCGAGGTAGACGAGGAGCAAGCAGAGGTCGCTGTTGAGCAGCCCGAAAATGTTTCACGTGAAACATCGGAAGAAGCTCCGCCCGAAGAACAGCAACAGGATGAGCTAGGACAATATTCCGAATCCGTTCAACGTCGGATATCTAAACTGACGAATAAGTTTCGCGAAGAAGAACGCCAGAGAAACGCGGCGATTGAGTACGCGGAGGCGGTTAAGAAGCAGAACGAAGAGCTTCGTGCCCGCATAGACAAGCTCGATCAATCGTTTGTTGGCGAGTTTGGTAGTCGTGTCGAAGCGGATGCTGCTGCTGCGAAGGAAACCTACCGCAAAGCCTATGAAGAGGGTGATGCGGACGCAATGTTCGAGGCGCAGCAACGTATTAGTCGTA